ACTTCCACGTGGCACGGGTGTTATGTTTGACATTGAAAGCTATTTAGAAAACCAATACCAAGACAGCGCCGAAAACATGCCGGACATGGCAAACGAGGTAAACAATGCTTAGGTTAATCCCACAAGAATTAAATTTAGACGCCGCTAAAGGTGACGCGCTGCCACGTAGAACCCTTGCCGGCGTCGCCCTACAATACGGCGTGGAAGCGGTCGTATCGGACGGGCAAAAAGTACGTTTCGAGCCGGGCGCACTACCGCTTGAGGGCAAGAAACCCAAAATGTACCTAAACCATGACAGCACTAGCCCAATCGGCTTGGTCACGGCTCGAGAGTTGGTAGGCGATACCGTCATGTTTGAAGCCAAGATAAGCGAAACGACACTTGGCAACGAGGCGCTAGAGCTTGCAAAAGACGGCGTTTTGGACAGCGTAAGCGTAGGCATTTTGCCCGTCGAATTTAGTTTTGACGAGGCTGGCACCATGGTTGTAACTAAGGCCGATTGGCAAGAGCTTAGTTTGCTGCCCTATGGCGCATTTGAGGCGGCCAAAGTGCAGCGCGTCGCGGCGAGTATCCACCAAGAGCCCGACGAAATAGAGTTAAATAATACACAAGACGAAAACGAGGAGTTAACCGAAATGGAAAAGACCGTAGAAACACCAGCCGTTATTGAGGCCGCAACCGTGCAAACCATTTATGCACAGCCTCGCAAATTGCGTTTGCCAAGCACGTCGGAATATATCGCTAGCTACGTACGTGGCGGCGCCGACTTTGCACAGCTCAACGCAAACATTAAGCAAGCAGTTGTTGAAGCTGCACCCGGCGTTGCACCATTTATTAATACGGAAAGCACCCCGGGCATATTGCCAGAAATCATCACCGGGAGTGTCTACGATTCGCTTAACCCAATAAGGCCGTTTGTGGCTGCAATCGGGACTAGGGCAATGCCAACAGCTGGCGCAACTTTCCGCCGTCCAAAAATCACAACTCGACCAGTTGTTACACAACAAGCCGCACAGTTTGACCAGTTGAACGCGTCAACCGTTGTTGTTTCAAACAACGACGTTTCAAAACTAAGTTTCGGAACATTTGTTACCGTTTCCGAACAAGACTTGGATTGGTCAGACCCATCAAGCATTGACATCATTTTGAACCAGCTCGCAATCGCTTACGGCCAAGCAACCGACAATTACGCCGTAGACACTTGTCATGCAGCAATCACACAAACTTCATCGGTAGCAGATACCGCTAAAGGTGCAGATTGGGTAGCAGCAATTTACGAGGGCGCCCGTCAAATTTCGGCAAACTCTAACTACTTGCCAACGCACATGTTTGTAACGCCTGCAAGTTGGGCCGCATTGGCCAGCTCGGTAGACGATTCCAACCGTCCAGTATTTCCGTACACGGGTGCACCAAACCTTATGGGCCAAAACGCTGCCGGCAACTCGGCGGCTACTTCATGGAACGGCAACCCGCTCGGGTTGGTGCTCGTTGTTGACAAGAACGCACCGGGCTCATTCATGGGACACGCTGCCGGCCCTGCCGCTGGTTTCGAATTCTACGAACAGCAAAAGGGTGCAATTAGCGTTGAGGTACCAGCCACGTTGGGCCGCACAATTGCTTTCCGTGGTTACGCTGCCGCTTTCATGGCAGACGCCACCAAGTTCGTTAAGTTCGTCTGATAACCGAAAGGTAGGCCATTATGGCCGCTTACTCGGTCACACAAAAGTACTTAACCGACAATTACGCGGTTGTTGTATTACAAACAAACGCCGACCCGCTCGAGGTTGGGCAATCGGTAGTTATTAGCGGCGTTGACGCGACGTTTAACGGCACGTATCTAGTAGCGGATTTGCCGCAATACTATTTTACTGGCGTAGACGAACAAGGCTTTTTTACTTACGATTACCAGCTACCAATACAAAACCAAGTGCTTTACGCGCGCACGGCCGACAACGTGCAAATTGTGGCCGCTACTGGCACCCTGACCACTACGCCCACGTGTACGTGGGTAACACTTGACAGCCAAGTAGAGGATTGGTTAGGCATAGGCACCGCTACAGCGGCCGACGCCGCGTTTTTAACGCAATGCCGCACAAGTGCCAACGCCGTTTGTTACAAACGACGACAGCAAGCCGGGTACGTGGACAGCCTCACTACCTCACCAAGCGCCGCGGTAACTCTCGGCACGGTGGCTTATGCAGGCTTTTTGTATAGGCAACGTGGTAGCGCTGGCATGGATTACGCGTCGTTCGACGGTATGACTACTGGCGGCTCAACAGGATTTAGCCCAATGGTAAAACAGCTGTTGGGTATTGACCGCCCCGCGGTGGCCTAATGCCCGTACCCGCATACACCGACCTTTTTAATGTCGCGTTAGACAACCTCACAACGACGCTAAATGAGATAACGGGCCTTACTGTAACAAATGACCCGCGCAACATTAACCCGCCGTGCGCTTTTATTGACGCCCCTAGCTTTGTGGCGTTTAATTTTAACATTGTCGAGATTACGTTTCCGGTGCGGCTTATTACCCTTGGCCCGGGCAACCTTGACGCCCAACGCTCGCTAATGAATATGGCAGCTCTACTACTTGCCAAAAACGTGGCGGTTACTGGCGGGCGCCCAACGGTAGCTATCTACGGTGGGGCCGAGTACGCCGCATATGATTTAACCATTGACTTGAAAGCGAGTACCACAGCATGAGCAAATACACCGTTGTTAGCCCTCGAGTGGGTACACCCGGCGACGAATTTGACGCCGACCTAGCCGTAAAGCAAGGCGCTAATCTCGAAGCATTAGTAGCTGGCGGCTTTATTAAAGTATCCGCACCTAAGCCCGTAAAAAATGCTAAAAAAGACATAGACACAAACGAGGAGTAACCCCATGGCCACAACAACTTACCTAAGCAACCCGGACGTAATTATCGCAACGATTAACTTGCGCGACCAGTGCACCGCCGCAACACTTACTCGCACGGTGGAAGCATTGGAAAGCACCGCATTTGGTGACACCGCTCGCTTTATGTCGGCAGGCCTTGAAAACAACGAGCTAACTTTGACGCTTTACATGAGCTACGCCGCCAACGAAACATACGCAAGTTTGGCCTCCCTTGTCGGTACGCAAGTAACCGTAATTGTGTCGCCAGCTGCACCAGCAACGCCCGGCACCTACTCGGCAACCAACCCGGGCTTTACTTTGACAGGCACCTACCTAGAGTCTTTGCCAGTCATTAACGCAACCATGGGCGAATTGTCAACCATTGACATTACGTTTACTGGCGGCTCGTACACCGTAGACGTATCTTAATAACGGCCTCAACACGGCCCGACACGAAAGAGGCAAGTTATGCAGCTAACCCTAAAAGTTGAGCTACCCGAAAACACGTACACGGTTACAACCAACCTTTACGTTGTTGTGGCATGGGAGCGCAAATTTAAACGCAAGGCGTCCGACATGGCCAACGGCATTGGCATAGAGGATTTAGCCTATTTGGCGTTTGAGGCGTCTAAGTTAAACAAAATTGTTGTACCGGCAGAGTTTGACAACTTCATTAAACAGCTTGTCAACATTGAGGTTGTCGAGCAAGAGCAACCAAGTTTTACCGAAGCGGCACCTACAGACGCCAGCTAGCCGAGGTGCTAGTAGCTGTCGGTTGGTGGCCGCCTAATATCCCGTTTGAACTACAAGACTTGCAGACGGTGGCTAAAGTGTTGACAGAGGCACACAAAAAAAGGTAGCGACGCTATGGGCATAACCGGACAAATTGACGTTTACGGGGTGCAAAACGCGTTAAAAGAGTTAAACGACATAGACCGCAAAATTAGGCGGCAAGTAACTAAAGACATTAAAACCGTTGGCAACCAAATTGTGCAAGAGGCCCGAAGCATGGTTTCTACACAATCGCGTAGCAACGGTGCCCCGCTATCCGGTATGCGCCGAGGCTCGCTAATCCGTGGCCGTGAGGCGGGTTGGAATATATCCGAGGTGCAAGGCGGCTTTAACGTGCGCGTAGGTGTACGAGCTACTAAAGAGCGCTACGTAGATTTTGACCAAGGCGGTTACACCCGGCAAGTTGTGTACGGTGCCAAGCCATACCGTTTAATGGTGGTACAACAAAAAAGTTTTGCGGGTGCTATCTACGACCACGCGGGCGCGGGCATTAGCGGAGTACGCAACACGGCGTTTATAGCCAATTTAAATAAAGAGGTAGGCGACGCGCCTCGAGTGATTGACAAGGCCGTAGAAAGCAACCGCCCGGCAGTAACCGCCGAGCTACTAAGCATTGTGGGTAAAGTTATGACACAGACAAACCGTAATTTGGTGGTATCCCGTGGCAATTAACATACCGATTTTAACAAGTTTTAGTGGCAAGGGTGTTGCCGACGCCCAACGCGAATTTAAAAGCCTTACTACTACAACCCAAAAAGCGGGCTTTATTTTGCAGCGCGCATTACTACCAGCTGCCGCCGCTATCGGCACGATAACCCAAGTTATTGCCCCGGCCATTAAAGCCGCCTCAGACTTTGAAGAAGCAACCAGCAAAGTAAACGTAATTTTTGGGCGGGCGTCTAAGAGCGTTAAAGATTTTGCCAATACTGCCGCTCGAGAGCTTGGCCAATCTAAACAATCGGTGCTCGACGCTGCCGGTGCTTTCGGCACGTTCGGTAAAGCTGCCGGGCTCGCTGGCGAGGATTTAAGCACGTTTACAACCGACTTTATAGCGCTGTCTACTGACCTAGCGTCGTTTAACAACACAACTCCCGAGGAAGCTGTACAGGCTATTGGGGCGGCCCTACGTGGCGAGGCAGAGCCTTTACGCCGTTTTGGTGTATTGCTTAACGACGCCACCCTAAAAGCCGAGGCAATGAAGCTTGGCATTTACGACGGCAGCGGTGCGTTAACAGCACAACAAAAGATTTTGGCGGCACAATCCGCTATTTATAAACAGACAGGCGACGCGCAAGGCGACTTTGCTAGGACAGCCGACAACCTCGCAAACAAGCAACGCACCCTAAGCGCGCTGTTTAAAGACTTTCAAATTCAACTAGGCCAACAACTATTGCCAGCAACAACCGATTTTGCTAACGGCCTAGTAAAAATTGCGGGCGCGTTCGATGATATTCCGACGCCAGCAAAAAACGCTATAAACAATGTTGGAAAATTTAAAGACATAATTGACTCGGCTATAAACCCTATTTCGGCGTTTATTAACGGCTTACAACTTATTGGCTCGGGTTTTTTTGACGCCAAAAAAGAAACAGGCGCATATAACCAAGAAATGGGCCGGTCAAACCAAGCACAAATGCGTATGGCCGACGCCGCCGGGGAGTTTAATAAAAAGTTTCAAGAGACACCGCCAGCTATTAGCG